TGAATCTTTAAAGGTCAGTGGCCCCGACCTCGAAGAAAACTTTCAAGTCACCTGTAAATAGTTCGCCGAGACAAGAAAGGACATAGAAGGCAAAAAAAAAGCCCCACCTCCGAAGAGGCAGGGCAAGACCATAGAGGTCTATTTTGGCTAGTTACTAAGCGCCGGACTCACCGAGGAGACCGCGAACAATAACAAGGCCGTACATGTCGGGACGAACCATCTTCTTGGCGTACCGAGTCATCACGCCCTTGCGAGGCACGAAGTCTTCAACACCAAAGATGGTAGGAGTGACCTGTAGGGGCACATAAGGAGCGTAGACATATCCACTTTCGAGGAAAGATCCACCCTTACGGCCGACGAGTACGACATTCCGTGGGAAGTATGGGTCGACATAGACGTCCCACTTCTTGGAAATAGCACCAGTCTTAACGGCACCAACGGTTCCGCGTTCTGCATCAGCAGTAACGGAAGCACGGAAGCCAGCAGTGAACTCAAGGATGTTTGCAACTTCAGGTCCAACGACGATGAAGTTAGCGCCACCACGAAGAGTCTTGCGATGAATTTGAGCAGACACATCATTGATGGTCTCAATCAAAGTCTCGTACCACTCGCTTACAGTGCCGGTGAAGTCAGGAGCAGCCGAAGTTGCACCGATTTCAGCACCAGTCTCGCGGTTAACGAACAAGCCTGGAGAGCGTGACCAGTAGAATCTACCAGCAGCTGCACCAACGACTAGATCGTTCAAGATTTCCTTGTCGATCTCTAGAGCAATTTGCTCAGACAGAATGCTTGTCAACTCAACTTCAGCGTCGAGGTTGTGGTATGCATTCAGATCTTGACCAAGCTCTGGTGTCCATTTAGCTTTAAGCTTCTTGGTAACTGCTGTAACAGCAATAGAGCTAACTTTGATATCAATCTCAGGAATCTCTGCTTCGTTCTCAAGTGCCCAAGACGTAGTACCGATAACAGAACCAGGATTTCCCTGACCTGTTGCAAAGTCATCAGTCTGTGGCCATGTAACAGTTACGCTTGGGCCAGTGATACCATCACTAGTACCTAGCTTGTCATGAGTCACTGTGCCGTCGACAGACGCAAAAGCAACGAGAATATCGTTCTTTGCATCGCCACCCTTCCATGGGGCACGACTAGAAAGCGAACCAGACCATTGAGTAAGCCTACGAACTTGTGCTTGCGAGCCACTATCAATGAACGCGCCAGAGATAGCGATAAGACTATCTGTGTTAAGTTGGTCCAAGAAAGTACTACCAGAACCTGCTACACTTACAAGACCACCGATCTTGTAGAAAGCAACATTCGTAGTTCCCTTAATGAAGTCAGCATCAAAACGACAAAGTTTGTCGAATTCGTCTTGTGAGAAGCCACCAACCATGGTAACTCCGGAGCCACCGAACGTTCCAGAAACAACTGGTTGCAGTGTTGCTGATACAGATCCTGATGGGGATGCAAAGCCTTGGTTGAGGTTGTAGAAGCTGTCTTCTCCACTCTCACCAGTAAGGCTGATACCTCCTGTGATTTCAGCTGCGACCTTTCCACCACCATAGATGGAATCGCCTTTTTCAACGCCGCCACCAGAAGTGGAGCCGCCGAATGTGAAATCGAGGAAGAAAATGAGGCCTGATGGCAGGCTCATTGGTTGAACGCTAACTACATCGTTAGCAAGAAGTCCACCGAAGACGCGACGTACAAGGGGGAAAGCAACCGAAGCAAAACCTTCAACATTTCCAGCTTCCATAGAAGAAGCCTCTTTCAAAAGTTGTTTTGCTTGGTTCTCTAACAAGCGAGCCATGCCTTCTTTTTCATTGTCGGCACTAAGACCTTCAAGAAGACCTGTTCTCTCCCATTTACCCAAAAGGGCTTCACCTTCCTTGCGGAGGTCGCGGCTTACGATACCTTCCGTTAATTTATCAAGTATTGACATTTTTAAATACCTCCTAAAGTATTATTTTTTATTTATACCGGCCAGTGCTTGGAAACGATTCTTCACAACACTTTCGCGAGGTGAATTATCTCTTCTTCGTCTTGGCAAGTTTATTGAAGATCTTTTGATTGCTTCGTTCAGTGATTTTGGAGTCGACTTACGTGACTCACCCACTGTACTTTGAAGTGTCTCATATATGACCTTCGCTTCCTCTATCGTGTCTGCACTTTGAATCGATTCGGCAATTTTATTTTTTTGCCGCTCATTCAGGGAGGTACTTTTCAATGTTCGATTTGTATAGAGTAATTTTGCGTTGGAAAGATTAGTTTCTTCAAACTGCTCTCTCATCAACATAAACGTTTGTTTAAGCTTTTTGCTGGACTTTGCAAGTGTTTGCATTTTCTCTTTTAGTTCTTTAACTTGAGCGTCTCTTGCTTTAATAGCTTTTCTGGCTTCTGATAGCCTAATTTCATATTCTTCTGGTAAGTTTCTTTCTTTCGCATTGACAGGTTCTTCGTCGCGACTTGCAACTTCCAAAGAGTCTTCATGATCAACGACAGAATCTGCGGCAGCCTTAAAGCCCGTCTTCTGTCCGCTAAGATCTTTTATCACTTCCTCTTCAATGATTTCTTCCTCTTCATATTCAAAAAGAATATTCTCATCAATTTCTATTTCTTCTTCCATTAGGCCCATCATCTCATCTTCTTCTGGCTCTTCAGCGCCCAGCGCCATGGCTAGTGCTTCTTCAGGTACAGGCTCCGCTGTCATTCCTGGATCCATTGCTTGTGCTAATGCCTCTAATTGGTCAAAAGATATTTCAACAACTTCTTCTTCATCTGGGCAGGGGCATAGATTTAAATCTTCTGATGCTGCATATGGTATTTCTTCTTCTGGCGCCATGACGGCTGGTGGCACTCCAAGTGCTGCCATATCTTCGTCTTCAGGCTGCTCCAGCATTGTTTCTACAGCTTCCTTGATGTCGGCAGAGTACTTCTCCAAAATTGAAGCTTCCGCATTTTTAATAGCGGCCTCTCTTAATTCCGTAGCGTCTACGATTGCTTCTTCCAGTAATGACATTTATTATGTTCCTTAAAATTTGATTTTACACAAATAAATAGTGTTAAAAATACACAAAATCCTGTTAATCGAATTTCGACTCTAGTTTTGTGAATTTCTTAGTTTTCTTAGTGTCCTTTCTCTCTTCTCTTTATCGATTCTCCGGCGCTTACTTGGCTTAACAAAAAAAGATTTTTCTCTACATATCTCTACTATTCTTTCTTTTTTGCACTTTTTTAGAAATCTTTTTATTGTTCTGGCTGGATCTTCGTTTGGTCGGGGGACTACCGTAACGTGTGATGGTCGTTTGCTTTTTGGAACAAACATTTTTGAAACTTTTTTATTTCTATCTCTTTTTTCGTATGTTTTGTGGTTATTTTTGCTGTGCTTTGAATTTCTGTTATATGCCATTGTTTCCTCTTAATTATTAGGTATCTGCGAAAGGTGTTGTTGGGGTGCCGCCGGCGGCGAGAACGCCACTGACAAGCCATTCGTTTGGGCCCATACATGTAAATTCAACGAAGCCGCCAGAAAGTCTACCTTTTGCATCAGCATCTGCTTTTAAGGTGTCATTAGATGAACCATTGGGGCCGAAGCGATCAGATTTGGCGGCTACGGATGAAAGGAAAATACCACCGAAGAACAGATCGCCGTCTGCCTGCCCCGTTACTTCCCAAGTGCCCGAAAAAGTGGTTCTGACAACCATTTTGACTGTGAAGCCAACGAATATGGTATCGGCAGGAAGAGTCAAAGTCATTCCTGCTGCTCTATTGAGCATAAGGGTTTTACCATGATCGCCTCCTCGGATTTGATAGGTTGACGCTGTTATCTCTTTTGATTGGCGAGTTCTTCTTGCTGATACTGCTGGCCTAAATGACATTTTTTAACCTCGTTAGACTGTTTCTGTTACGCCTGCGCCAGTTAAGTGGAACATGCTTGAAGTAGGTATGCCGGTGAGAGAGGCGTAAAGCTCAAACCCAACATCGTCTCCGATTGCTGATAAATATATTTCTTTACACTTGACATCAAAAGTTATAGAATCTTTATCTGTATCGAGAGTTATGTAGTGACGACCAGTATAGACACCAGGATCTATATTATCAGCAAAATGAACTCTCAAGTGGCCGGCCATGTCTGCCTCTTCAGCCGACGAAGAAGCTATTATAGTGATTGATTTAGTTACATACGGAAAAGATACTTTATATCGTGCCGTATCTGCCACCGCGGATCCGGTAGTATATGGCCAACCAGATACTTGATACGAGCCGACACTGCGAAGTCCAGGAGCGTATATATTGGTTGAAGCATTATAGTTAGTTGCCATGTTTTTTTATTCCTCTTTCTATTAAATAGTTCTAGCCTACTAAAGCTTTCCAGTTTTTTCCACCAAGAGCAACTAATCCAGATATATCTACTCCTGCATCTGATGGGTCCTGCCCACCCAAAGGACTTGACCCCTGTGATTCTACAGATCTTTGTGATGGCGCCGGAGTTGTTCCCTCGAATAAGTCAACACCATTATAGGAATCGTTCCCTATGGCATCTAAAAGTTTTTTTCTACTTTCGCTTATTTGCTCTCTTACTGCGGTTCTTTTTTGAAAGGAACTTTTGTCGAACATTGCCGGCTCTTCTACTTGTGTTTTTTGCTCTACTACAATATTTGTACTTAAGCCTTTCACAACTTCAGAAATAACGCCAGAAAGAAGGCCTTCTTCAATGAAGGCTTCTGTCACGCACTCTTTAACTAATGGTTTAATTATGTCTTTTAATTCTGATCTTTTCATTATTCTCTCAAAATGTCATTAAGCAAACGATTAATTTTGTCTGCCTTTGTAAAAATGTTTGGCTCTTTATGTTCTTTCATCATAAATGCGCCAGTAGTTGATGGCTCTGATACAAAGTCAAAACAGATTAGCTGGAAATCATCCTCAACAATAGTGTTGCCTTTTTCTTCTTTCACGGAACCTAAGCCGCGGGATGAGATGCCAAGAGTAACACCCGCTTCGGCCAAAGCCTTTAAAACCTTGCCAGATGGAGTATCGAGTACTTGAACTTTTCCCATTACATCGTCGCCATCCCACCAGATGTCAGTGACAAGGTGAGATGCGTTCTTTAGGTTGATAACTGAATCGTCTGGATGATCGAGTTCGCCAAGTGCTCGTCTTTCTTTAACGAGTTTATGGTAGTTCTCGACTTCTCTTTGCAGCACACGCTTTCCATAGATACGACCATTACCATTTTTAGCGTCTGCTCTTTGCATGATACCGGTCATATAGAAGGCCCTGCCTTCGTTCATTTCTCGCTTCTCTGTCTCGGTTAAGAGATCTTGACAGACCCCTCCATCACAGAGAGCATAGTATTCAGTTAAGACCATCTTATTGGACATTATTTGCTTC